CCAGCAGAACTACCAGAACCAGCAGGCCTACATCGACGCGCAGAACCAGCAGCGTGCGCAGGGTTTGCAGGAGCAGATGGCGGTCGGGCAGCAGAACTACGCGAACCAAACTAGTCAGGCGAATGCGTTCAACACGCAGCGCCAGCAGCAGATCGCCGAGGCGATGCAGCAGCGCGGCTTCAACCTGAATGAGATCAACGCGCTCCTCACCGGTCAGCAGGTGAGCATGCCGACGATGCCCGGCTTCCAGAACGCGCAGCGCTCCGAGGGGCTGCAGTCGCTGCAGGCCGCCGACATGCAGGGCCAAGCCGCGCTCGATGCGTACAACGCCAAGGCGGGCGCGACCGCAGGCATGATGTCCGGCATCGGCTCGATTGCGGGCGGCTTCATGCCGTCGAGCCGCGCCGTGAAGCGTCGCGTCCGTCGCCTCGGCAAGACGCCCGGCGGTACGCCTATCTACTCGTTCCAGTACGTCTGGGGCGGGCCGCAGCAGATCGGCGTGATGGCCGACGAAGCACCGCCCGAGGCGGTCGTCAACATCGACGGGGCTATCTACGTCGACTACTCGAAGGTGACCTGACATGCCTGCTACTTCACGATATCCGGGCGAGAGCGACGAAGCCTTTAAAGCACGCATGATGGGGTCGAATCCGGGGGCGTTCGGCATCAACGTGCCGCAGCTTCCCGGCGGCGTGCAGCCGGGCATGCTCGGCGGCATGGGTGGACCGCCCGCACCCCAAGCGCCGCCGATGCAGGACGTGATGGCGCAGGGGCCGCCGCAGACTCCTGCGCCCAACGATCCGTTCTCGATGGGTCCACCCTCACCGCCCATCGATCCGAAGATCGCTGCCGGGGCGCTGCTCGATGATCTAACTAGTGTCAACATGGACACACAGGCCGAGAAGGGCTACGAGGATCAGCTTGCCGAGGCCCGCGCGCTGCGCGATACGCAGATGCCCGAGGGCCACATGGCCGGGCGCGTCTTCGTTGCTCCCAACGCGCTGCAGTACATCGGCGCTGGCATCAAGCAGTACAAGGGCGCGAAGAAGGAGAAGGCCGCCGAAGAGGAACTTGCCAAGACTCGCAAAGAGATCGGGCGCAAGGAGGGTGGGATCACCAAGGAAGCCGCCAAGGAGAAGGGCTGGGGCGGCATCTACGACTGGATGAAGAAGAAGGATAGTGGGAGCTAACTACCATGCCTAGCATCTTCGATTCACTGATCAACGATCCTGACGATCAGGAGCAGAGCAAGGCGATGATCGACGCTCTGCGCCGACAGGATGCGATTAGCACGGTGGCGCTCGGCATGGGTCGTCAACCCACCATGGCGCTCGGCCAGTCAATGCAGCGCGGCGTGCAGCAGTCCTTCGGCGAGGCGATGCAGGCGCGCGAGCGCGCCAAGCAGATGAAAATGCAGCAGGCGCAGATGCAGGCCGAGGCCGCGCAGCGCGGGCAGTCGCAGAAGAACTGGGAGGCTAACTACAAGGAGAACCAGCGCCAGTTCGAGGAGCAGTCCAAGCGCGAGAAGTACGGCGTCGCGGTCGATCCGATCACCGGCACCATGCGTATGTACAACGGCACGACCGGGGAGTGGAAGGACTCGGAGGGCGGCACCGCTCCGCAGCAGAGCGTGTTCAACGTCAACGTGACTGGCAAGCCCACGACCCAGATGTCGAGCGACCTGCTCAAGCTGCGCCAGCAGCGCGGCGCTATCGAGGGCGCGATGCGCGCGGCCACTGCCAACCCGCAGGCGTTCGGCTTCGTGCAGGGCGCGGGCGATCAGTTCGGCGGGCAGTTAGGCTCGGCGATGGCGAACTGGGTGCGCAATCCGCAGGACTCGGCGGCGCGTGCGGGCGTGCTCAACAATGTCTCGACGATCATCAACGACCGTGCAGGCTCGGCCCAGAGCGAGCAGGAGTTAGGCCGCCTGCGCGGCTTCCTGCCGAGCGAGACCGATGACGTGCCGAAGATCATCGGCAAGTTCAATGCGTTCCTCGACTATCTAGACGAGAAGGAAGCTGCGACGCGCGGCTTCACCACGGGGGAGCTAGGCATGAAGCCGCGTGTCGGTGCGCCAGCGCCGCAGCAGCAGAAGCCCGGCGTCGGAGCGGGGACGGTCACGGCCCCGCCTGCCGGTGCGCCCGGCGTCAGCGCGCCGCGACCCGGCGATGCGTTTTTGCCGCCGCGCTAGGAGTAGTTAGATGGCAGATTACACACCCGAGGAAATTCAGCAGGCGATGCGCGCCGCCAAGCAGGCGGGCAACGTCGAGGCGTTTCACGACTTGGGCCAGCGGCTGCGCGAAACGTACGAGGCCGAGGCGAAGAACTCGGCGACCGAGGGCACCGGCACCGGCCAGCGCGTGCTTGAGGGCATCGGGCAGGGCATGAGCAACGTCGCGCGGCACGTCGGCAATGTGGTCGGCGCAAAGGGTGACCTGCCGTTCGGCATGGGCAACATGTCCGACGAAGGCCTCGCTGAAGCCAAGCAGCGCGACGCTGCGCTGCTCGACACGCGGGCAGGCAAGGTGGGGTCCTTCCTCGGTGAGATCGCCGCCACGGCTCCCGTGGGCGGTCTGGGGCTGGGTGCCGCGCGGGCCGGGGCGGCCAAGCTCGGGGCCGGGGCCGCCACGAGATTCTTGGCCGGGGCCGCCGGGGCCGGTGCCACGCAGGGCGCAGCAGAAGGCGCTCTGATGGCCGACAAGGGCGAGCGGCTGATGGGGGCAGGGGTAGGTGCGGCGGGCGGCGCTCTGATCCCTGCCGTTGGCGGGGCGGCATGGCGCGCACTGGTCCGAGGGGTCAACCCGACCAAGGCGGCGCGCTACCTGCTGAACCGGGGTGTCGATCTGACACCGGGGCAGATGAATCCGGGCAGCAGCTTGGGCACCCTCGAAGAGGGCTTGAGCAACGTCTGGGGCATCGGGCCGATGATCAAGTCGGCGCGCGATGCCAGCCGCGAGCAGTGGCAGGCGGCGAGCCGCGAGGTGGGACTGTCCCCGACGATGTTGAACGGCGCGGCTCCCACGGCGGCAGGCAAGGGTGCTGCGAAGGGTGGCGTCGATCAGATGTACGGCGGCTTTCGCACCGCGTACGACGAGGCGAAGGGCTTCCCTACCTACCCGAGGCAAGTGCGAACCGCAGGCGGTGATGTGCATCTCGCCGACACGCCCGCCGCGCCCGGATCGTTCACGCGCGCCGCGCAGTCGCCATCGGTGCGCGCAACGCCTGACACCCGCGCGTCGGCGCATAGCTGGCTGCAGGATCAGTTAGGCGCGCTCAAGCCTAACAAGAAGACAGGCCTTGTCGACTCGGAGGATTTGCTCGCGCTGCGCTCCAACATTCGCACCGAGATTCGCGACGCATCGCTGGGCGCGAGTCCCGACAAGGCGTCGGCGGACCTGCTGCGCAAGGCCGAGCAGGAGGTGACCGATGTGCTGGAGAGCCAGCTTCCGCCCGATGCGCTCGCCAAACTACGCGCGACCGATGCGCAGTACAGCCAGTACAAGATTCTCGAAGATGCCACGAGGCGCGCGGGCGATCAGGTCGGCGGCATGAGTCCGGCGCATCTGTCGGCGGCGGTGCGCGCGGCGACACCGGCTGGCCCCTATGCGCGTGGCCTCGGTGGACCGCTGCGCCAGATGGCGCGCTCGGGTAGACAGGTGCTCGATGAGCGCACGGCACCGACCGGTGCGCGGCTGATCAGCTTGTTAGGCCCGGCGGCGCTGATCAAGAGCGCGCCGATCTTGGGGCTACCGGCGGCGGGGCTGATCGGCACGCAGTTCGGGCGCAAGATTCTCAAGGGCGGAACCGCCGGGCAACGATACGGGCGGGAACTTGCTGCCGCGCTGCGCAGGCCACGGGGCAAGCTGGGCGGGGTCAGAGGAAAGGGGCTTGGCAGCGCGTATGGCGCGGCTCTCGGTGAACGTACAGCAGACGAACGGTTCGGAGACTAACTACCATGCCACGCGATTCCAGCGGCAATTACACCCTCCCGCCCGGCAACCCGGTCGTCGGAGGGACAACTATTACGCCGACGTGGGCCAACCCCACGATGAGCGACATCGGCACGGAGCTAACAAACTCCCTCGACAGGAACGGTCGAGGCGGCATGCTCGCGCCCTTTAAATTCGCCGACGGCACGCAGGTCGCGCCCGGCATCACATGGAATGCCGAGCCGACCTCGGGCATCTATCGCGCGGCAGGCAACGACATGCGCGTCGTGATTGCCGGTGTGCCGCGCATGCGCTGGACCGCGTCGAGCGTCGATGTGTGGGACACGGGCGCGTCGGCGTGGCTGCCGATCATCGGGCCGTCGGGGTCCAACTTCGCTCTAACTAACAGCAACAACACCTTCTCGGCGGCGTCGCAGAACATCTTCGTGAAGCCGGGTGGTGGTACGGCGGCGGCGATTCGGCTGGTGTCGACGCAGCCCGCGCTCAACTGGTACGACGAGTCGATTGCGGTGGTCGACGGGCATTCGTGGGACATCTCGGTGAACAGCGGTAGCCTGTCCCATCGCATCGTCAACGATGCGAACAGCGCGGTGAAGAACTATCTATCGGTGAATCGTACGGGCTACGCCGTCACCGCCATGTCGTTCGGCACCGACGACAACCCTAGCTACCGCTTCCGGGGAAGCGGCACGGTGACCTTCGAGAGCAACGCCATTCAGTTTCGCAGGCCCGGCGCTGATTCGTACATCGAGGTGAACCCCGGTGGCGCGGCGGTGCCGGGTTACTTCCAGTGGTTCAACCCGGCGAGTGTGCGGCTCGGCTACATCGGCTATGTCAGCGGCACTGACAAGCTAACTATTACCAGTGATCTGTGGGGCTGGAACTTCGTCGGCACCATCCCGCCGATGATCAGCGGCTACCCCATCGTCAGCACCGGCAACAACCCGCAGTGGGGCAGCGCGACGCGGCACTTCTTCATCAGCAGTGCGGACGGCGCGCTGCGCAGTCGCTACGACGACAACAGCCTGCCCACCATACTAACTACCATCAACGCCGGGATCACAGCAGCGGGGCAGGGCTGGTCGTGGGCTAACAGGTTCGGCATCGACGGTGTGAACGTGTTCGACGGTGGCCGTATCCAGTGGGTCACGGTGCACAACTACGGCTCGGTGGGCCTGCGCAACTCGGCGCTGCATATCTACTTCGCGGTCAACGGCGTGGACACGCTGGGCATGAACCTGAGCTATCAGGGTCTCAACGTCTATACCACGACGCAGTTGGACTCAGGCGTCACGCCTAACACGCTGAATGTTTACTGCTCGGGCGCGAGTGGTGGATACATGCGCTTCATTCGCGGCGGGACTGTCTACGGCTACTTCGGTAACGGGGCGGCGCTGATCGGAGCAGCGCCGCTCGACTCGGTCGGGATTCGCGCCGAGAACGCGCCTATTCTTTTCAGCGTAGATAGTGGCGGCACGGACTGTGCACGCTTCACCAGCAGCGGCAGCTTTCAGATTACTGGCGGTCTGACCGGCACCTTCCGCGCGGCAGCGGGTATTGAGCTTGGCGTTGGGGGCGGCATCGGCTATCTACAGGCGTACAACCGCGCCACCAGCGCGTACTTCAATCTGTACGCAGGCTGCACGGCGTTCAACGTTTTTGGCTACGACGCCACGGCGAACACGGGCGACTTGTGGTTAGGCGGCAAGCGCTCCATCACTAACTTCAACGACGGCTCGTTGTACATCAACTACGGCCAGCCCTATGCCAGTGGCATCCAAATCGCGGGCTTCGTCAACATGGCGCGTACCGTCGACGGCATCTCGTGCGACATGGTGTGCTCCAATGGCAAGCTGCGCTTCTATGGGCACAGCGGCGGCAGCGCGTACATCCAGTCGCACAACCCCTCCTCGACGATCAATCTACCGCTGATCATCGACGCGGCGGGAACCACCATCAACGTGAGCACCACGTCGCCCTCGTTTGTTAGCACCTCCTCACGCGCCATCAAGCGCGAGACCGGCACGGTGCGCAAAGCCTCTGACATCCTCGCTCGCCTGCGCCCGCTGCTGTACCGGCTGCTCTCAGGCGATGACAAGGAGCAGTTAGGCCTCGTCGCCGAGGAAGTGCACGAAGTCTGCCCGCAGTTATCTGACGGCAAGACGGTGGCGTACGACCGCCTAGCTATTCTCCTGCTCGCCGCGTGGCAGGACGAGCGGGCGGCGGTATGACCACGGGCCTCGTCGTCAGCGGTCGGGGCGACTTCGACGTGCTCTTTAAAGCGCGCACCAGCGCCAAGATCGCCGACGTGGGCTTCAAGAGCAACGGCGGCGTCGACATCAGCAACCGCTTCGAGCCACGCGCGGGCTTCCCGGCGATTGCCAACGTCAACTTCAAGCAGGGCGCGAACGACCTAGCTACTCTTTTCATGGGCATCAACACCTTCGTGCCGCTCACGCGCACCTACACCTCGGGCAGCGGCGCGACCGAGACCGCGCCCGTTGGCGCGACGCAGGTCGTTATCGAGGGCTGGGGTGCGGGCGGCGCTGGCGCGCAAGGCTCGCCGCCTCCCGGTCCCGGTGGCGGCGGTGGCGCGTACGTCAAGAAGACGCTGGCGCTGAACGGCCTCGGCACGCAGACCTTCACCTACACGGTCGGCATTGCGACTAACACCACGATCAGTTCGGCGTCGCCAGCAACTACCTTGGTCGCCAACCGTGGGCAGACCGGTGCGGGCGGCAGCACGGGCGGCACGGCCTCGGGCGGTGATGTCAACACCAGCGGCGGCACGGGGTCCTCGCCGGTCGGCGGGCAGGCGGGCGGCTACCCCACGGTGACGGGTTCCGGCGCTCCGCAGAGCACGCAGGGCGGCGCGGGCAATTTTGCAGGCGGTGGAGGCGCGGGCATCGTGACTCCCGGCACGCCCGGTGGCGGTGCCGCTGGGCAGATCAAGTTCGCGTACACCTAGTTAGGAGAATGTCATGGTATCGACTCTAATAACTCTGTTCATCATCCTCGCGATTGCGGCGCTGCTCTGGTGGGGCATGGGCCAGTTACCCCTGCCGCCCGTGGTCAAGACGGTGCTGACCGTCGTCTTCGGCGTGGTGATCCTCGTGATCATCTACAACATGTTCGTCGGCGGCGGGCACACCATCAGGATCAACCCGTGAGGTGGCCGCACCAGAACACCCCCTATCTATCGGCGCTGCCGGGCGTCGGGGGTCCGGGCCTCGATGTCAGCAACGGCGACTTGCCATCGAAGCTGTACTTCATCGACTCGCTCGAAGACGTGAAGGAAGGCGGCCCCGCGCCCGAGTTCGGCCCTAACTGCTACAAGGGCACGCGCTGGTGGTGCATACAGGCCGATCAGGGCGAGGGATTTTCCAAGTGGATATTCCCACTAGTTAGTGGCTACGCCTATCACGGCGAGACGCTTGCCGCGCCCGACGGTCGTGGCAACTTGGACTACATCGGCCACGCCGCGCCGGGTCCGGGCCTGTTCCATCAGTGCACCGCGCTGCTCTTTCGCGGGTCTAACATTCGCATCTGGCACTGTCCGTCGTGGGTCGGCGACCAGCCGACGAGACCGGGCGGCAGCTTCAAAGCCGACCAGCGCGACGCGCTACAGATGAGCACCAACACCAGCGATGTCAATCGGGTCACGCACATCAACTGCGAGGGCCGCTTCTCGATGGACGAGTCGGTGCAGGTCTGGTACGAGGCGCAGGGCTGCTCGTGGATACGCGGGGCTATCTACGACCCGCTGCACATCCCGCCTGACTTCGTGATGGATGACCCTAACCACGCGGCGGGCGTCGATCACGGCTATGGGCATCTGATCAGCGGGCGCTCTGACTATAGCTTGTGCATGCAGTCCCTCTACGCGCACACCACGGATCGCAATCCACTCGTGGCATCGCCTAACCACGCGCACATCAACAACCTGCACTACAACCACGGCAGGCCCGATGTCGCGGCGGGTGTCGCGCTCAACATCTCCGACAACGGCGAGCACAACGAGATGGCGAGTCGCAGCATGCAATGCAACTGCGTCGGCAACGTCACGGTGCGAGGTCCCGAGCAGAACGATTCCATCGTGCTCGCCAAGGTGCTGACCGTCACACCCGGATCGAGCGGGCATATGGCTAACAACTCTTGTTACGGGTGGCCGTCGCCTGACTCGCAGGAGGGCTTCATCACCTCGCACCCGGAGGACTACCTGAAGCCGGTGATCATTCGCAGCGCGTGGCCGCAGGGTCTCGGGGTCAACTACGAGGGGACGTTCAAGCCGTGCCGCAATCCGCTCACGCCCACGCTGCAGGAGGGTCTGGCCTACGTGCAGTTGATGCGCGAGACGGTGGGCTGCATGCCCGCGCGGCGGCATCTGTATCGCAGTGGCGTCGAGCATGTGCTCGGCCAGATCGAGTCGGCGATGCGCGGTGTGCCGTTCGACGGCGGCCAGTACATCAACACGGTCGCGGAGGCTGGAGGCTGGCCGGATATCCCCGAGCTAACTATCGACCCGCTCAACCCGACGGCAGACTGGCACGCGCCGCTACCGCTCGGGCCAGATCGCGACGACCGTCTGCCGTCGGGTTTCTCGAAGCTGCGCTGGTGGACGATCCTCCAGTACAACCATGTGATGGGACTCTAGTTAGGCGTCGCGACCTGCGTCTGTTCCTGCGCGCCGTCGAGCAGGTGCTTGCCGTTGGCCTGCTCGCGCAGCTTGCTGAGTAGATGGGTCATGTTGGCGTTGGCGACCGAGCCGAAGCTGACGTTGGACAGCACGGTGCCGATGAAGTCGAGTTCGAGGGCGGTCAGGCGCAGGTGGATTTCGTTCACTTTAAAGCACTCCAAAAGAAAAAAGGGGGCCAGATGGCCCCCTGCGTATATCACCAACTGGTCCTACCAGCCAGCCTTCTCCAGACAGATCGGGCCGATGCCGATCTCGATGCTGGTCGGATCGGTCAGCGGGCGCGAGCAGCACGAGCAGCGACCGGTCAGGATGCCGTCGGCGCTGGCGGCGGCCTTCGGGTCGGCCTCGATCTGATCGAGGGCGAACTCGGCGCGCTTGTGCGTCTCGACCGAGTGGTTCTTGCGCACCGCGCGGTACGCGCCGGTCGAGTGCTCGATCACGCCGAAGATTTTATCTTCCCACTTCAGCCAGATCAGCGAGCCGTCGTTCTTGAGCGTCGCGCGGAAGTTGCCGACGAGGAAACGCGCGAAGCCGTCGAGGCTAACTAGTTTGGTGAGGTTCGGGTAGAGCTTGGCGACCACGACCGGGGCCACGACCTTCGGCGCATCGCCGTCAGTGTGGAACTGCGCGACCAAGCGCTCGACGTGCGGGCGCTGGCGGTCGGTGAACGAGCCGTAGCGCTTGAAGCCCGCGAGCAGCGACTGCGCGAAGTTCACATCGCGCGGCGCGATCTGCAGCATGTAGTCGGACAGGCGAGCGGCAAGCTGCTTGTCGTCGACGCCGTTGGCGACCGGGGCGGAAGCCGCGAGACCCGCGAGGCGCTCGACGTGCGGGCGCTGCTTGTCGGTGAAGCTGCCGTACTTGGCGAAGCCGTCGAGCAACGAGCGGGCGAACTGGGTGTCGCGCTCGGCGATGTTCGGGTAGTTCTGCAGGAGCGCGCGGGCGAGGTCCTGATCGTTCGACGGGGCGGCGGCGGGCGGCTCGTGCTTGACGATCTGCTGCGCGGCCTGCTGTTTCCAATTTTTCATCGAGGTCTCCGGTGGCGGGGCGCACCACGCGCCCACACCCCGGACATTACAGACCCCCGTTTACGTTGTCAACTCTTTTGACGATGTCAACAGCTAGATGGCGACGCCTCCCGGCGCGTCGGGCTTCGGGTGGAACTGCGGGTTGGCCGGTTCCTTCGGCCAGTCGGGGTCGCCCATCCCGTCCGGCTGCTCGACCGGCTTGTCAAGCGCCCCTAGGGGATTGACGTACTCGGCGACCCCGCCATAGGACGCATTACCAGCCCCTGTGGGCGGCGCAGCCGTGGGGGTGCCCGCTGGCATCGCCTGCTGGGCTTGCGCCTCGTCCCGCCAGCCGGGCGTGGCCGGTGGGTACAGGTGGGGCGCGGCCCGTCCGAGCGCGAAGTCCTCATGGCAATAGCCCGGCGGCCCGATGCGCCCCGAGTTGAAGGCGTACTGGTCGCGCATCGGCACGAGCAGCAGCCCGGTGACCGGCTGGTGGTGGTGCTGGCTGTACTCGTCGAGCCGCTCGGTCAGGTTCCTGATCTGGCGGTGCGCGGTGGCGAGGAAGTCGGCGAGCGTCTCGATCTTTTCGTTGGCGCTCTTTTCGTTCCAGTACTTCTCGCGCATCGGCGGGTGGAACTGAATGCTTGGGGTGTCCATCTAACTAGTCCTCTTTTTTGGGTCGTACGATATTGGTGCCGGTCGAGCGCTGCACCTCGTTGCGGAACGAGCGCGCCATCATCAGCTTCCAGCCCTGCCACAGTGTGTCGTCCTGCTCGGCGAGACCGTGGCGCAGGCTACCTAACAACACCGCGCCGCTCAAGGTATCCATCTGCGCGTAGTAGCAGTTGATGAAGTCGCCCTCGATCTGAAACGCCAACCGGTAGGGCGGCTTCTTCTCGGGGGCGACGAGGTCGATCACTTTCACGCAGGCATCTCCCAGTTGTGCAGGTACAGGTCGGGGCGGATCACGGCGGGCCTGACGTTCAGGAGCTTCGCCAACGGCAGCGCCCACTCGGCGGGCACCAGCGTCGAGGGCTTCTTGCGCGCCCGGATGATGTAGATAGCCACGGTGCTGTGATTCTTGTGGCCGAGTAGTTTGCCCAGTTCGACCCGCGAGTACTTGGCCGCAGCGTACACCAGAGGGTGCACGCTGCGACCGTTGAGGGTCATGGTCTGGTTGATAGATTTGCTCATGTGCGTTTGTCCTTTAAAGCATTCATTAGGGCGCTCTGGCCGCGAGCCTTGTGGCGCAGGGCGTCGAGAACATCTCCGTCGATGGTATCAACCGCGACGATGTAATGGAAGGTGACAGGCTTGGTCTGACCCTGACGCCACACGCGGGCGTTGAACTGATCGAACTCTTCGAGGTTCCAAGTCAGCGAGAACCAGCACACCGCGTTGCCACCGGCCTGCAGGTTCAGGCCATGCGCGACCGAGGTCGGATGGGCGAGCAGCACCGGGATCGCGCCCGCGTTCCACTGGCTAACAATCTCGGCGCTCTTCGACGCTGACACGCCGCCGCCGAGGTAGGGGATCGAGGCATCATCGAGCGCGGCGCGGATCGCGTCCACCTCGTGCTGGAAGGCGACCGCGACCAGCAGCGGCTGACCGGCCTGCTCTTCGATCAGGTCGACCAGCGCGTCTAACTTCTCGGAGTGCACCGAGTGCGCCACCTTGTCGGCGCTGATCTCGTGGCTCTTCGCGCCGTACACGCCGCCGCTGGCGATCTGGCGCAGCTTCATGCCCTTGGCTGCAGCGTTCGCCGCCGTCACGAGTCCCGACCCCACCTCGCTGAAGAATTCCTCTTCGAGTGCGTTGTACACACGGCGAGCGGCGGTGGGCAGTTCGACCTTGATGAAGTTCTCGATCTTGCGGGGCATCTGTAGATAGTCTTCTGCCCGCAGGGCCAGAGTAACGTCCGCCACCTTCGCCTGCACGCGCTCCGAGGTGTCGCGACGCGGGTGCCAGAGCGAGTAGCCATTGAATCGTTCCTCGTTGAAGTATTCGCGGCGGAAGTGGGTGACGTATTTGCCGAGACGTTCGCCGCCGTCGAGCATGAAAATCTGACCAAACAAGTTCTCGATACCGTTCGGGGCCGGGGTGCCCGTGAGAATCCACACGCGGCTGAAGCGATCCCGCAGGCGCTTCATAATTTTGTAGCGCTGGGTCTGGGTGTTCTTGATCTTGGTCGACTCGTCGAGGCAGAGCACGTCGAACGGCATCTGCTTGCGACTAGCTAGTTCCTGCTCCAGCCACGCGAGTCCCTCGTAGTTGATCACGTACACGTCGGCCTTCTCGTTCAGGCGCTCGGCCTTCTTGGGTCCATGCAGGATGACGTGCTTGAGACCGGCGAAGTCGGTCCACTTGGCGATCTCGCCGGGCCACACGATGGACATCGGGCGCAGCGGAGCCACGACCAGCATGGCCTTGGCCGCGCCGTTCTCTTTGAGCACGCTGAACGAGGCCAGCGTGGTCGAGGTCTTGCCAAGTCCCGGCTCGGCGAACAGGCCATAGCCCGGCTTTGACAGCATGTCGCCGATGGCGCGCATCTGGTAGGGGTGGGGGGTCCAGTCGATGGTCATTTCAGTCTCCGTAGAGGCGCACCACGCGCCACGAATTGGAGCTTGCCAGAACCAGTTGACGATGTCAACAAGGCGCGGAAACCCTCCAGCGTGTCGATCTTTCCGGCGGGGAAACCCATGCGCGCGAAGGTCGCGAGCCAGTGGGTCTGGATTTTCGTCGGCTCCTTGCCGGGGCGCTTCAGTTCGATCAGCACCGCGAGTCCGCCGGGGCAGATCAGGATGCGATCAGGAAGGCCCACGACGCTGTAGTGCAGCTTCAGCAGCAGGCACCCTTTGGTGGTAGCTAGGAGTCGGCAGCGCCGCTCCAGCCCGCTCTCAAGTGGCTGCGGCGGGGCACGTCTTCCTGAACGCGCACCACTTGCAGTGGTTGCCGGGCTTGGTCGGAAAAACGGTCGCCGACGTGAGTCGCGCGGCGCGCTGGTCCCACTTCTTGGCGAGCTTGCCTGCGCGGTCGCGGGTGAACGTCTTGTCATGCGGCTCCTCGTGATCGAGATACCAGAGTTCGGCGAGCACGGTGTGCACGTCGTCGAACATGGCGAAGGTCATCAGCGCGTACACCTCCATCTGCTCGATGTTGGCGCGGTACGGTTTGCCGGTCTTGAAGTCGATGACTCTAACCACTGACAACTGCGGCCAGTAGAACGCATCGATCTTGCCGCGCATCCACAGGTCCTCGCCCTCGCGGCGCGGGTTCCAGCCCTCCGAGAATTCCCACATCTGTTCGGCGCTGGCGTGCTTCAACTTCAGCGCCTCGATCTGGTTAGCCCAGACGGGCGTGATAACCGGCGGCAGCGAGTCGAGGCTTCCTAACAGAAACTTTTCAATGTGTTCGTGTATCTGTGTGCCTCGACTCGCTGCGGGTGCTTCGATGCCGGGCACCTTCTTGTTGTAAGCGTAATCATATTTTGCGGGGCAATCCTCGAAGTCCTTCAATCGTGAGACGGTCCAGTGCGTCACTTGCTCAGTACCTTGCGCAAGTTCTTCGCGGCGATCTGGCAGTGATCAGAGCACTCCAAGGCGCGCACCGTGTGTAGTTGGAGCGCCTCGGCGAGCGCGGCCTCGAAGCCCTCGGGCGACATCCAATCCTTGTAACCATGTCTGTCCGGGTGCGCGTGCTTCTCCCAGAGGCGGTCGGATAGTTTGCTCACGGCGGTCCCTCGGTGGCGAGCCAGCGTTGCACCAGCGCCCAGAGCCTAGTTAGTTCGGCCTCACTCACGGCGCGGTTGAAGGTGAGCATCACCTCGTCGCAGGCGTCCGGCACGTTCCAGCGGATCGCGTGGACTAACTTCAGCTTTTCCTTGTACGACTTCTCCATCATTTCGGTTTCACCATGTTGCCGAAGTTCTGCCCAAAGGTCGGGTCGGTCTTCACCGGCACGTCGAGCTTGAAGGCGTTGCGCATGGCGAGATCGAGCAGCGCGCTGGCCGACTTCTCCGTGCCCTTGGGCGCGCAGCCTACCAACTGATCGTGCACCGTCAACAGGAAGCGCGTGTCGGTGCCCCTGATCTGCGGCCACCACAGGCGCATGGCTTCCTTGGTCTGATCGGCGCTCGATCCTTGGATCAGGTAGTTCAAGAGCACGTACTCGTAGGTCTGGGTGCTGCCTGTGTCCTTGTCGATGCGCGCGGCGGGCGAGTAGTAAGTCCGCCCACCTATCGTGGTGACACAGTTGCCCGAGCGCCCGATGCCATTCACCTCGCGCTGCAGTTCCTTCACCGATGGCAGCGCATTGTCGTAGGCGTTGATCAGCGCGTACGCCGCGTCGATGGTGATGCCTAACTTCAGCGCGAGGCCGCGCGCACCCATGCCGTATATCTTCGCGAAGTTCACCGTCTTGGTGGGCTTGCGGCCTAACTCGATCCCTGACTGGTCGAGGATCAATTCGCTGACGAAGTCGTGCACGTCGAGCGCGGGGTTGTCGCGGTACGCCTGCGCCAGCACGCCGTCCTCGTAGTGCGCGAGGAACTTCAGTTCCTGCTGGCTGTAGTCGCGCGAGAACAGGACGTGCCCCTTGGGCGCGACTAGATAGGAGCGCAGGTTCGGCAGCGTGAACGCCTTGTTGCGCACGCCCATCGCCGTCATGTACGCCAGTAGTTCGTCGTACTTGTCGGGGTTGGTGGTGTTCTGCATGTTAGGCGACGACGACAGCCGCCCGGTCTTGGCTCCGTAGTCGGAGTAGTCACGCACCTGATTCCAGTTGCAGTGCAGAGCCTCGCCGTGCAGGACCCACGGGCGCATGTACATCTGCAGGCACTGCACCAGCGCCGAGCGATAGAGCAGCAAACCCTTGACCTTGCTGTCGGGCAGCGCCGACATCAGCGCTTCCTTGGCGGTAGATAGGCGACCGGTCGGCGTGGTCGGCAGCTTGATCTTCTTGTTCTTCTGCAGCGCGTCTGCGAGTTCATCCCCGGAGTCGAAGTTGGCGGGCGCGGTGAAGCCGATCTCGCGCTTCCACATGGTGCGCAGGTGGGCCTCGACGGTGGCGAGCACGGCCTCGTAGTTGGCGGTGTCTGCGCGCAGCCGCTTGTGATCGAGCGGTATGCCACGCGCCGAGTTGTCTAACAACATCGGCATGATCTCGCACTCGCGCCGATAGGCTGACCACAGGCCGCGCTCCCTGAGCATGGGTGCGAAGTGCTTGAACAGCGCCATCGAGCGGGTGTTGTCGCCGCTGGCGTACGGGGCCACGACATCGCCGGGTGCCTTGCTGATCAGCGCGCCGCACTGCTTGTCGGTCGGCGCTCGTCCTTTGTCGGTGAGGTAGTTAGCCTTCAGCCAGTCGCGCACCGCGTCCTGCTCGGCGGGTGCCATACCGAGATACTGCACGGCGAGTGGCTTTAAAGACAGTTCGCCGTACGGCTCCAGCAGGAAGGCCATGATCATCGTGTCGTTGATCTGCTCGCCGTCGGGCAGTGGCAGGTTCAGCTTCTCGTGCGCCACGGCCAAGTCGAAGGCCGCGTTGTGGCAGACGATCTCGCCGGACCAGACGCCTTGCACGGCGGCCTTGCCGTCGGCGACGCTGGCATTGTTGTTCTTGGGGTGACCCCACGAAACGTAGGTGTCGCCGACGGCGACACCTACGGGGATCGGTGGGTAGTTAGGGCGAGACTCAATGGCCTCGGTCTCGAAATCTACTGGCTGCATTTCTTCCTCCCAGAAAAAAGCCCGAAGCGGAGCCACGTTCGGAGCCGACGTGTTGGTGTCAGGCGCGTGGAGTCGAAGACATCGCCGCGCCGTCTCACTCCTAGAACTTCCGACCGCGACGCGGGGGTGGGGCAGCCTTCGCCGCCGGAGCTTCCTCGAACTCTGGATAGGGCATGACCATGAGGCGCTCGGCCTCATCGACGCGCGCCGCGATGGCGTCGAACAGTTCGTCGTTCTCGCTGTCGATGACGCTCGCCACGAAGCTGACCGCGTACTGGGACTTGGGGTCTGGGCGGTTCTCCAGAGTAGTTAGCTTCGTCCACGTCGGCTGCTCGTCGCCGAAGATCGCCTCGACGTAGGAGCGGAAGGTCTTGGCGTTGAGCACTGAGAGCCGCGCCTGCCAGATGGTGGCGGACTGCACGGCGGCGGGACCTTTGGCGAGCACGTCGGCGTGGATGAAGGCGAGCCGCGAGCCTTCGCGGCAGGCCTTGCCCTTGCCGTTGGCAGCGGAGCCAAACTCGGCGAGGCGACAGGTGGCGCAGGTGTCGGACTGCGGCACAGCGGACTTCTCGTGCGGCCTCTCGCCGTCGAAGCTGTAGCAGTCGGGCGACTCGGTGGCGTTCGGATCGTAGGCCTTCGAGTAGTAAGTGCGCTCGAAGCCGTGAGCGAGCAGCACGAGCGGCAGCGGGTTCGCGATCTGGTTGCCGCCGACACTGATCACGCCGCCCTTGAACGAGAGGAAGTTGCCGCCCATCTGCGGCAGCTTGTTCAAGGTTTGGCGGCTGGTGTTGATCGACTGCTTGGCGCGCTCGCGCCATGCGCCGGGAGTAGTTAGGGCGGTGGTCTTGCGCACGGCGACTTCGGTGCCGGGCTTCTTCGGTGGGGTCTTCTTGGCTGGCATGCGTCTCATGTGTGGGTCCTTCGGTTACGTGTTACGAGTTACGAGCGGCGCGATCCTACGCCTTGTTGTCTGCGTCATCAATCGATGCCTTTAAAGCCTGCGCGGCTGCTTCTCCAACACGCGGAACTTGCGCCCGCAGTGGCAGGATGGCACGCCGGTCTTCAGCCACTTGCCGGAAGTCCGCACCACGTAGCCGCAGCCACGACAGGCGAGCTTCAACATGCGAGTAGTTTGGTGCGGCATACCCGGCACGCGGTAGATGTTCTTGATAGGCCGCAGCTTCTGGATCATCTTCAGTTCGAGCGCGGCGGCCTGCGCGCGGGTCAGCTTCCTGCGAGTCTTGCGCACCTCGATCTTCGCGCCGTGCTTCTTGGCGGTAGCTAGTTGTCGGTGCCACGCACGGATGTGTGTGCCCTGCCCGTTGGTGCGTGCACCGACGGACATGTGCTTCTTCGCGCGGTCGCCAGAGCCTGCGCCGACGTACCAGAGTTGGCCGTCGACGAGGTACTGGTAGACGTAGTAGTTCATGCCTTCGGCTCCGTGTTGACGACACCGTCGACCATGTCGGTGATCAGGTAGGGCTTCAGATCGTGGCGGGCGCGCACCGTGGAGTGCGTGAGCTTGTTAGCCACCACCTCCCGGCACACCACGTACATCTGGTCGGTGCTCTGGTTCATCTCGTCGATCCAGAAGACGCGGTCCTTCTCGTCCTTGTGCAGTACGACGGTGCTCACTTCTTGCTCCTCGTGGTGATAGATAGCTCGGTCTTGACGCCGGGCCGCACGCCGGGGATCGTGACCTCGTCGTCCCAGCGCTCCTTGCACGCACTAACTACCGGCTGCTTGCGCACAAGGTCCCATGCCTTGTTCTTGCCGACGAACTCGAAGAAGGCGCGGTCGTCGAAGAGTTCGGCGAAGGTGTTGCGGCGGATCGCAATCGTGGCGAGCTTGGTCGACACGGCTTCCTGCCGCGCGTCGAGCATGGCGGCGAGCAGCGTCTCTTCGAGATCGTTGCGCGCCTGCTTGAGTGGTTCGAGCGCGGCCTCCATGGCGCGGCGCTTCTTGTGGTAGGCGGCCTCGGCGCGGTACAGGTTGTCAGCCAGTCCCGAGATCACGTTGGCAGGGGCGTAGGTTTTCTTAGCAGTCATCGCATTTCTCCGCAGGTGTGTTGATGTCGTCAGCAGTATGCATGCCGCTGTTGATCAGAGTCAACAGCGCGTTGGCAATATCATCATAGGGCTTGTTGCGTTCCTTCGAGACCTTGGGGCGCGTCTGCCAGTACTGGATCAGGTAGCGCTTGCACGCTTCGATGTTCCCGCGCTGGAATGCGCGCACCGAGTTTCTCAGGTGCTCGATCATGCTTCCCCCTCCAAGGTAGCTAGGGCCAGTTGTACGTAGAGCTTCGCGATGCCGCGCGTCCTGCCTTTCTCGGCAGGCCACTTGGCGATGGCGTTGCGTAGATAGACGGCGGCGTCCTTGCCGTTGATGGCGTGGGCGTGCGGGGCCAGTACGTGCCCCGCCTCCTTCGCCTTGCGCTTGGCCTTCAGCGTTGCCTTGAACTTGGCAATCGCCTCGGGGGTGCGTTTGTATCCTTTGGGTGGCATCAGCGCTTCCTCCCGTCACCGTCGAACCACTCGACGAGTCGCGACGAGAACACCTTGAGGCGTCCACGGCGGAAGAGAATCTGCGCTGGGCGCTTCTTCTTCCAGTAGTAGCGAGCGCTGCGACAGGCCTGACACAGCGCGATGTGCTCGCGCTGGGTCTCGAACTCCACGCCACACTCGGCGGTCTCGCAGGTCTTCTTCATTCCATGTCCCCCGTCCAGAGCAGCGCGTCGCCGACGATCAGCAGGCCGGTCGACTGCATGGTAGTTAGCGGGTGCGGCGGCTCCTTGGTCAGGTCGTTGTAGCGCAGCTTGTTCAGGCGCACGCCGCGCAGTTGGCGGTTGCCTGCGATGGCCGAGGCGCGGGCGTTGGGCTTCTTGTCCGACGCCAGCCCGTTCTCGTCGAAGAACAGGTGGTGCACCTTGTCCTCGAAGAGCACCGAGAGGTGCTCGATGGTGTCGCAGCCGATGGCCTTGTACATGTAGTCGAGCGTCGGTGCGCCGTACTCCAGCTTGCCGTACTGCTCCGGGGGCACCTCTTGATAGGTGCCCCCTTCGCTGATCAGATAAAGTTTGTTCGTCATGGTCTAACTACTCCTCGTTGATCTTCTGAATGGCGTCTAACTTCTTCTCGATGCGGTGCAGGGCGGCGCGGCTCTTCTGCCAGCGGTTCAGGGCGCGGGACAGTTCCGCCTCCATCTGCTGGTGGCGGGCCTGCGCCTCGACGTAGGCGTTGCCCGGATCGCGGCGGCTGCCCTTGCGCGGCTTCTTGGCGTAGGCCGCAGCGGCGCAAGCCTTCGACCATTCGCTCAGGCCGATGGTGGGGTCGTTCATTCCACTGCCTCCAGTAGTTCGATGGCTTCCTGCAGGTCGTCCTTGATCTCGACGATCTTGGTCGCGATGTCTTCGAGCTTGCCGTAGGCCTCGTCTAACTTCTCGACGGCGTTGGCTTGAGCTTCGCCCTTCTCGCCGTCGACGACCTTCTCGGACATGCTGTCGAGCACGTCGCGCTCGGCGTCGCGGATATCGCTGACCTCGTCCTTGATCGAGTCGGCGTCGCGGAGGTTCTCGACCTCGGCTAACAACAACGTCGCCTGATGCGCGAGGTCCTTGATCTTTTGCAGTGTTCGTCTTTTCACTTGGGGTCTCCTGCCCGGCACCACGCCGGGCTTCAGTTGACAATTATACAGAGATGGTTGACGGTGTCAACGTGCTTTAAAGCGACTGCAGCCCCTCCCCGTCTACCCACTTGTAGTTCACCGGATCGTCGGACTCGACCGCGCGGCAGTCGACGACTAACAACCAGCGATCCATCAGATTGCGGGCGCTCTTCTTGGCCTCCTCCTCGGTCGCGAAACGCAGCGCGTTGTCGTACCAGTTCGGGTCGGTTCCAGTCTGCACTTCGGGCTTCCAGCTTTTCATCTAACTACTCCTGAATGAATTCGTATTTCATCCCAGCGCGGCGCTGGGCGTCGGATCGGTTCGAGTTCTCGCGGTTGCAGAAGTCTCGCGCCTCGGTCAGCGTGAGACCCCTGCGCACCGTGGTCTTCTTGGCGCTGGCGAACTCCTCGAAGTTGCGCGCCGCGCGCTTGAATACCTTGTACGTCATCTAACTACTCCTTCACATGCTTGTTGAAAAAATCGATCTTGAGCTTCTCGGGTGTGATGGCCCAGTAGCCGTACCGCTTGCCGCTCGTGTCTTCGATGCGGCGGCACACGCCGCCCCTAGCTACCTGATACGCAGCGACCGACAGCAGGCTCTCCAGCTTGGCGCGGTCGAGTTCGCCGTCGCCGTCGATCTCGATGTGGACGATCAGGGTGTTAGCCACGGATCACCCCCGCCGCGATCAGGCTCTGCGCCTGCCGACCAAACCAGCCCTGCAGGCGGTAGGCCAAGCCGGTGTCGTGCAGGTACTGCCACGCCTCGATGATCTGCTCCTCGCTGTCGGCCTCGATGAAGCCCTCGGCCAAACCCGTTGCGGTGTATGCGTCCATTGTAATGTGCTCCAGTAGTTAGTTGTTAGGCGACTAGGATCGTCAGGCCAGCGGCCTTGATCTTGTCGGCGATCACGGTGATGTACTGCGCCGAGACCGCGCGCTCCGGGCCGTTGTAGTTGTACTCGTACATGTTGGCGTTCAGCCAAACGCGACCGGCGGTGGTGTAGGCGCGCAGGCTGTCGCCGCGATGGTAGAAGTCGGGGCGCTCGGGGCCGACGAACTTGCTAGGCACCACGACGCTGCGGTCGTTCTCGATCACGCGGTCGAGCGTGTCGCAGTACACCTCGATGTCGACCAGCGCGGTGCCTTCGATGATGCGGACCACGTAGGTGCGCGCGTCGTCGTAGCTGCCCTTCGGCTTGTGCTCGTGGCTGATCGAAATGATCTGGCTGCCGTAGCGCTTCACGATGCGCGCGATCTTGTGCGCGTCGCCGTTGAGGATGCTGAAGGTCTTGGTCAGGCGGAACTTGCTAGAGGCTTTCATCTGATTCTCCTGCCCGGCACCACGCCGGGCTGATGTGTGGACTATACAGGGTCTGTTGACGCTGTCAACAACTGCGTCACAGTTTCTACTCTTCGTACCGATCCTGCCGGGCCTGAAATTCGTAGGCGTCGGTGTTGATCTCGACGCGGCGCGCAGGCGTCAGGCCGTCGCGGCGCATGTCTTCCATGGCGAGCATCTCGGTGAAGTCGTTGCCTTCGGGGATGCGGTAGGCGTAGCGCGTGCGGAAGCGGAAGACCTGCGCGGCTGAGTGGATTAAAAATTCGTCGTGATCCATTTGAGTCTCCTGCCCCGCCCGAGGGCGGCGGGGTAGTTAGGTGGTAGTTAGGCCTGCTGCTTGAGGAACTCGACGCTGGCTTCCAGCGCGGCGATGTTCTCGGCGAGGGCTTCGATGCGGCTCTGCACGCGGCCACGATCACCGCCGCCGTTCTGCACCCACTTGGCGACCCGGTAGGCCTCACCCATGGTGCGGATCACGCTGGCGTTGGCCGAGCCGGTCGCACCGGGCTGGCTGTAGTTGGCACCGGCGAACTTGATCCAGAGCGGGCCGACCTTGACGACCCAGCCGTTGGGGTTCTCGGCCTTGAGGGCTTTGAGTTCGACGATCTGCTGCTCGAAGTCGGCGATGAAGTCGGCTAGGTCTTTCTGGATGGCGATCATGTTGGCGGTCTCCGTTGGTGGCAGCAACTCGCTGCTCGATGGGGGCCATTCTACAGGTCCTGTTGACGCTGTCAACAACTGCGTCACACTTTTGAACGCTTTAAAGCATCTGCCGAAAGTGTGACGCAGTTGTTGACAGCGTCAAAGGAACCTGCTTTAAATGCACACATCGGAGGGCGTGGTGCCTTCCATCAACGGAGTCTGAAATGAAAGCAATCAAGAGTCGCGAAGAGTGGTTGAACGTGGTGCTGCACAAGCATGTCGCGAAGCTGCTGAAGACCAAGGCCAATGTCGTGCTGCCCGCCGATGCCAAGGTGTCGGTCGGTTTCCCCGGCGGTGGCTCGGCGCGCAAGCGTATCGGCGAGTGCTGGCCGCGCGTTCGTTCCTCGATCAAGGTCAACGAGATTTTCATCAATCCCTCGCTCACCTCGCCGAAGCTGATGATCGACGTGCTGGTGCACGAGGCCATTCACGCGGTCGATGACTGCAAGAACGGCCACAAGGCACCGTTCCGCAAGATGGCGCTGGCCGTGGGCCTCGAAGGCAAGATGAAGTCGACGCACGCGGGCGCGGAGTTGCTCAAGTGGATAGACGGCGTGCTCGCCGCCATGCCCGCGATGGACTACGGCTCGCTCGATCTGTCGGGCCGCAAGAAGCAGGCGACGTATCTCATCAAGCTGCAGTGCGGCGCGTGTGGCTACGTTGTTAGGACCACGCAGAAGTGGCTCGACGTCGGCGTGCCGGAGTGCTGCTGCGGTGAAGGCCCGCTCAGTGTGGCGGGCTGATGCTCACGCTCATCACGCTGCTGCTCTGGTGGCTGGGGGACATGGATGTCCCCGGCTGGGTGTGGGTCGCCGTCGTGTTCTACGACGTCGTCAACGACAACGCGAAGGGGCGCAAGTAGATGGACAGCCATGAGATGCCGAACGAGGACGGGCGCGTGGCGGTCTCGCGCCTGCGCTTCCGCTGGGTGCGGTTGAACGAGATGACGCTCGACGTCGGCGACATGGTCGTGGTGTGCGCGCGGCAGATCAACGGCACCGCGCCGCGCTTCCCGGCGCAGCTTGAGTGGAGCACGGACGGACGAGTGTGGCAGGCGGTGCCGTTCGTGCACGGCTCGCTGGTCGATGACGAGGACGTCACGCCCAAATAAAAACGGCGGGGAGGGAAACCCTCACCGCCGTCAACCTTGGAGATACGCATGTCCGCGCAACGCCTTGCCAAGGGCGCGGTCGGAGCGTAGCGTGGATCGCCCCTCCGTTGCAAGCGCCAACGCACGGAGCCTTTAAAGCAACCGGAGTCCACCATGTCTGCAGACCCTGCGCAGTTCACCCTGCCGTTCTCTCACTACGCCAAGCTGGGCTATCTACCTGTGCCACTGCAGGGCAAGGTGCCATTCCAACCGGGCTGGCAATCGAGACGGTTCGACGACACCGAACTAGTCGCGCTCGACGCGACGCCCGGATACAACGTCGGCCTCAACTGCACGAACATCGTCGGCCTCGACATCGACCTCGTCGATCCGAAGCACGCCAAGAAGATCGAGGCGCTGATACGCCGCACCCTCAAACTACCCAAGAGCACGCCGCGCCGCGTGGGCAACGCGCCGAAGTGTCTGCTGATCATGCGCTGCGATGCGCCGCTGCCCGGATTCGATCTGCGCCACGCACGCAAGACCGTGCTGTTCCAGTTGTTAGGCCACGGCAAGCAGTTCGTGGTGTCGGGCATCCACCCGGATACTCAGAAACCGTACACGTTGAACCGTCCGCTGCCCAAGGTGGAGAAGCTGCCCCTGCTCACGCCTGCGAGCTACGTGGCGCTGCGCGAGGCGCTCACCGATGGGCTGACCAAGCTGGGGTACGACGTCGGCACCAGCGCCGCCGTGGGCGGTCCCAGACGCGATGACTGGAGCGGTGCGCCGTGGACCGACACCGGCCTAGCGCAGGCTGCCGAGGCGCTGATGGCGCTCGATCCGAGCATGGATCGGATGTCGTGGATCAACGTCGGCATGGCGCTCGCCGATGGCACGCACGGCGGCGAGGATGGCTTCGCGATGTGGCAGCACTGGTCGAGCCAGTCAGAGAAGTACAACGCGCGCGAGATGCGCAAGCAGTGGGCGAGCTTTAAGCCCGGACCCATCACGCGCGCCAGTCTGTTCAAGAACCAGTGGCTGAAGCGTGAGCAGGTAGTTAGTACGCCACCTGCGCGCACGACCAGCAAGGCCGAGCCGGGCATCAGTCTGCGTGCGCTGATGGCGCTCGATCCGGGGCCGGTGCCGTGGCTGGTCGATGGCCTGCTCACGCACGGCGCGCACTTGCTGGTCGGTCGGCCCAAGGGCGGCAAGTCGTGGGTGACGATGGACATGGCATACGCGGTCGCCAATGCGGGCACGTTCGCGGGCAAGAAGGCGCGCAGCGGTCGGGTGCTGTGGGTCGCAGCCGAAGACACGCGCGACGGACTAGCTAGACGCCTGAAGGTACGAGGCGAGGCGGTCGGTGCCAACGTCACGGTGTACACGGCAGAGGACCTGCGCGCCGAGCGTGCCGAGTGGGATGCGTGCGCGTTCCACGAGATGCTCGACGCGCGGCTCGAAGCCGATCCATTCGACCTCGTGATCCTCGACACGCAGAAGACCTGCGAGGCGGTGTGGTCGGCTGAGAAGATAGACGAGCGCAGGCACGCGAGCGTGGTCGACATCGCCTACCAGAGCGTGCGGCTGTACGATGACATCGGGCAGCGCAGGCAGGCGTGCGTCGTGCTCGTGCATCACACGGGCAAGCTGAAGAACAACAAGGGCACGGACTACCATGAGCGCATCAACATGCCCGCCACGGTGGTCGCAGGCGTCACAGGCTCGCTGGTGCTGGCCGATCCACCCGAGCGTGAGCTACACGAGAAGGATGACTTCCAGCGCATCCTAGCTATTCGTGGGCGGCACATGGCGCAGGGTGACGAGCAGTTCATGGTGGCTTTAAAGATGGGTCACATGGAGTTGTTAGGCGAGTACATCGAGGTGGTGCAGACCAAGGCGCAGGCCGAGGTGTTCACAGCCATCGAAGCGATGCTGCGCGAGCAGGAGTCGGTGACGATTGCCGAGGTGGCGGGGTTCATGGGCAAGCACAAGAACACCGTGCAGACGGCGCTGTCGCGGGCGGCCAAGGTGCCGGGCGGCATGGTGTGGAAGGGTCGACGCCTGACGATCAAGCAAGGCGCGGGCATTCGTTGGGTCGTGTAGACGGGGGGGTATGTGTATAGGTGTAATGTGTGTTAGCTGGGTAGGTAGGGGTGTCTATATACACTATTAACACATATAAACACACACACACATGTACCCCCCACGCGCGTACGCGCGCGAGGGCTAGGGGTCCTACCGCTGGCGCGGCGGCGCGGGAGCGTGTAAGACGGCGCGCGAGCCGGGAGGATAAATCGCAAGTGACTGACGAGCCAGAAGAGCGACGTGGACGAGGGCGGCCAATCGGCACGCCGTTCAGTCAGAATGCGCGTGCTCGTGAGCGTATCAGGGTAGCTAGGCTCCTAACTATCGCTGACGAGATAGCCGAGGGCAAGATCAAGGGCGACCCCAAGCGTCTCGCCGTCAGGCTGCAGGCCGCGTCGATGCTGCTCAGAAAGTGCCTGCCCGACATGACCTCTGTCGATCTAACTAGTGGGGGCGAGCCGTTCGTAGTTGAACGCGCCGTGTTCAAGCGTGGCAGTAAAAAGACCTAGCAAGTACGCCAAGCAGCGCGTGGCCGAGGCCAAGGCCGCCAACGTGGTGTCGATGCCTGCGACCGTCAAGCGTGTGCGCGTGCCTAACATCCTGCCGCGCGACTACCAAGAGCCGGTGTTCGACTACTGGATCGACAACCAAGAGCCGGGCCAGCGCGCGGTGGAGTGCTGGGCGCGGCGCATGGGCAAGGACCTGACCTACATGAGCGTGGCCTGCTCGAAGTCCTTCGAGCGCAAGGGCCTCTACGTGCACTTCCTGCCCGAGGCAGAGCACGCACGGCGCACGATCTGGGACGGCTTCACCAATGACGGCGACCCGCTGATCGACGTCGCCTTCCCCAAGGAGCTACGCGCCAAGACGCTCGACCATGACATGCGGATCGAGTTCAAGAACGGCAGCGCGTGGCAGTTAGGCGGCTCTGATCAGTACGACCGATGGGTCGGTGGCAACCCCATCGGCATCACGTACAGCGAGTTCGCGCTGGCGCATCCTCGTGGCTGGGACCTGATGCGCCCGATCTTGAAGATCAACGGCGGCTGGGCTGCGTTTGTTAGTACGCCGCGCGGGTACAACCACTTCTTCACCATCCTGCAACTAGCTAAAGAGAACCCGACGTGGCGCTGGTCGCACATCAACGCGCTCGAAGCTGGCGTGATGACGCAGTTCGACATCGACGAGGAAGTGCGGCAGGGCATGCCCGAGGAACTAGCTAGACAGGAATACCTGTGCGACTTCAGCGCGGCCAACGTCGGCGCGATCATCGGGCGACAGGTCGAGCGCGCGGAGAAGGAAGGCAGGTTGTTAGACGAGGTGTACGACGCGACGGGCGAACGCATCGACGTGTCGTGCGACATTGGCTTCCACGATGCTGCGGCGTTGTGGTTCTGGCAGAGGTGGCACGATGGGCACGGGCTGGTGGATTATGATGAGGATAGCGGACTCGACGCGCAGCAGTGGATACAAAGGCTCGCGGACAAGCCGTGGGCCTACGGCACGATCTATCTACCGCACGACGCGCGTGCGAAGACCTTTCAGACACGGCATACGGTAGTCGAGCAGTTCGCTGATGCCATCAAGAACGGCACTTTAAATGCACTGCGCGCCGAGATCATCCCAGCCACCTCGATCAGTGATCGCATCAACGCGGCGCGCACCATCATGCCGTACTGCCGCTTCGACCGGATCGCGTGCGCGCAGGGGTTGCTGACGCTGCGCGAGTGGCAGTACAAGTACGACGAGCAGCGCAAGACCTTCAGTCGCGAGCCGGACCACAACTGGGCGAGCCACGGTGGCGACGCCTTCAGCTATGGCGCGCAGAAGATGCGCTTCAGTACCAAGCACCTAACTATCAAGCGCGAGCTAGGACCCAAGACATGGGCCGAGTCACGCGATCCTCGACACATTCAACGCCCAACGCTCGCCGACCTGTGGGCCGAGCGTGAGCACGACGCAGAACAACGGAGCCGTATCCCATGAGCAGCAGCCTGACGCCTACACTAACTAGTCGGAAGGACTTCGAGAAGACGCCGCAGGGTATCCAGCAGCTATGGATCACCGAGATCGCAGCGGCCAAGAAGGATCAGGAGAAGTGGCGCAAGGCAGGCGAGCGCATCACCAAGGTGTTCCTCGATGAGCGCGGCGAGGAGTCGACGGTCATGGACGTGCTGCGCTCAGGCACACGGCTCAACGTCTTCAGCGCCAACATCATCACGCTGCGGGCGCTCCTCTTCGGCAACGTGCCGCGCGTCGAGGTAGGTAGGCGCTACCAAGACTCGGACGACGACGCCGCGCGTGTCGCGTCTGAGATCATGGAGCGCTCGCTCAACGCCGACATCGGCGAGCAGTTCAGCTTCGGCATCGGTCAGGCGCTCGACGACAAGTTGTTAGTCGGGTTCGGCTGCGCCCGCGTGGCGTACGAGGCGGACTTCGAGACGATCATGCACGAGCCGATCATGTTAGGTGATCGCGAGGTCGCGCCCGCATTCGAGGAGGAGCAGAAGAGCAACGAGGCAGCGCCTGTCTACTACTACAACTGGCGCGACATCCTCTGGAGTCCGGCGCGTACGTGGGACGAGGTGCGCTGGGTCGCGTTCAGGAACTACCTGACGCGCGACGAGGACAAGGCGCGCTTCGGCGACAAGATAGGCGAGGCCATGCCGCTCGGCACATCGAAGCGCAAGGCCGCCGACGCGGGCATCCAGTTCGACCCGTGGCAGAAGTCCGAGGTGTGGGAGGTCTGGGATCGCACCACCAAGAAAGTCATCTGGATGTGCGAGGGCATGGACGTGATCTGCGACATGAAGGACGACACGCTGAAGCTCAAGGGCTTCTTCCCGTGCCCGAAGTTCATGCTGACCAACCCGACATCCAAGGCCTATCTACCCCGCGCCGACTACATCCTCGCGCAGGACCAGTACAACGAGTTGAACGACGTCAGCCGCCGCATCACCATGCTGCAGAAGGCTTTAAAGGTCGTGGGCGTGTACGACAAGTCGAGCGAGGGCATCGCCCGCATGCTCAACGAGGCGACCGAGAACACGCTCATCCCGGTAGATAGCTGGGCGATGTTCGCCGAGAAGGGCGGCATCAAGGGGCAGGTCGACTGGCTGCCGCTCGAACAGGTCGTCGGCGCGCTGACTGCGCTGCGCGACTACCGCACGGAGTTGGTGAACCTGCTCTACCAAGTCACGGGCATGAGCGACATCCTGCGCGGCGCATCGGTGGCGGCTGAGACCGCCACGGCGCAGTCGATCAAGGCCAAGTTCGCCAGCACCCGCGTGCAGGCACAGCAGGACGATTTCGCACGCTTCGCCACCGACCTGCAGAAGCTGCGCGCCGAGGTGATGATCAACCACTTCTCGGACGAGGCGCTGATCAAGCAGGCGAACATGGAGTTCACGCCCGACCAGCAGCATGTCCCGGCGGCGCTCAAACTACTGCGCGAGAAGGACGTGTTCCGCATCGCCATCAAGTCCGAGCAGTTAGCCATGCAGGACATGGCGGCGTTGCGGCAGGAGAAGACCGAGTTCGTGCAAGGCCTGTCGGGATTCATCACCGCGAGCGCGCCGCTCGTGCAGCAGCATCCGGCGGCAGCGCCAGTGTTGTTAGAGCTACTGAAGTGGGCGATGTCCGGCTTCAGGGGCGCGAGCACCGCCGAGTCGATCCTCGATCAGGCGATAGCTAGTCTGCAGCAGAACCCGCCGCCCGCACCGCAGGACCCCAACGCGCAGAAGGCCAAGGAGCAGGAGATGAAGTCCAAGGCCAGCGTCGAGGTGGAGAAGATGAAGCAGGGCGGCAAGCAGCAGGAGATTCAGGCCAACCTGCAGGCCGACCTAACAAGAGTGAACGCCGAGACCGGCGCGGAGTTGAAGAAGCAGGCCGCGCAGTTCACGTTCGACACGCACGCCGCGACCCGTCAGGCGCAGCACGATCAGCAGCAGGAGGGTGTGCGCGCCGCCAACAAGGTGACCGAGCGAGGCCCGCCAGCATGAGGCGCACCTATCACTTCGATGAGAAGTTAGGCAAGCTGGTCGAAGGTCCTGCGCCGAGGAAGAGCCAGTCAGGAGATGGCTGGCTGTTCTCGGATCGGTTGTACTCGGCGGCTCCGTTCAAGGGCAAGGACGGTGAGGTGGTGAACTCGCGCAAGAAGCACCGCTCGTACATGGCGCGGCACAACCTAACTACCATGGACGATTTCAAGCAGACGTGGGCCGACGCCGCCAAGAGGCGCGAGGCGCACTACACCAATGGCTCGGGCGACCGGCGCGCACGTCGCGAGGCCGTCGAGCGCTCGATCCTCAAGCTGGAGAAGTGACATGCCTGCATTGACCGAGGAAGATCGGGTAGCTAGACGCAACGCACTGCGCCGCTCAGACCTGTGGGACCGCGTCAAGAACGAGGCCGCATCGTTCGGCGAACTGGGCACGGACCTCGTGCGCAACGCCGCAGGCCTGCCCGAGGCCGCGCTGTCGATGGGCACGGGACTCGCCGCGCAGGCTGGCTCGGGGCTTGGCACGGCGGCAGGCGTGGTCGGCAGTCTAGTTAGAGGCGAGAAGCCCGACTGGGACGCAGCGGCGGACACCACCAACGAGAACACCGAGCGCTTCACCTTCGAGCCGAGGAGCGAGGGCGCGAAGGCAGCGACCGGCGGACTCGGCACCGTCATGGCTCCGCTCGACAAGGGCATCAACTGGGCGGGCGAGCAGACCGCCGAGAAGACCGGCTCGCCTGCGCTCGGTGCGCTCGTCAAGGGCGGCCTGAACATCCTCGACCCTGAGCACATCGCACCCATTGCCGCCGCGCTCAAAGGATCGCGCGGCCTAACAAGGCTGATCGACGAGACGCCCGAGAGCGCCGTGTCCTCCGCTGGCACCATGGGTGCGCAGCGTGGCGCTGCCGCTCTGACGGCGGGCAAGAAGGCGAAGAAGCCGAAGGCCGCGCCCGAGGAGATACTCGGCACGCACCCAACTACCACGCCCGAGCACATCGCCGAGCGCACCAACACGGGCGGCGGCTACTCGGTCAACTTGGAGACGGGCGAGAGTCCCACCAGTGGCCTGATGATGGGCAAGTACGCGAACGACGATCCGCGTAACTTGGTAGTTAGTGGCAGGTCAATGAGTCCCGAGGATGCCCGCGCGCATGCGGCTGCCAACATCGCAGCGCTCAAGCGCAAGGAGAACTTCTTCGGCACATGGAAGGATGCCGAGAGTGGCAACACCTATCTAGATGTCTCGAAGCGCTTCGAGCCTGACGAGCGCAGGCCCGCCACCAAGTTCGGCGAGCGCACCGCGCAGAAGGCGGGCTACGATGTCGGCGCGGGCGAGTCCTTCCCGGTCGGCAACTGGGAAGAGTTCGTGCGCAGTCCCGAGTTCCACACGCGCATGGACGAGATGAACCAGTTAGGCCGCGAGGTGATGGGCGACAAGAAGTGGTGGGACATGCACGGCGGCTCATCCTTCGAGCGCGTGTACGGCAAGGAGAACCTGCCGCAGGTCGCGGGCTTCTCCGCGTCGACATCGCCCGCCAGCGCGCCGCGCGAGAACCTGCAGACCATGACCGAGTACATGCGCCGCCACCTGAAGGGCGAGGAGATTATCCAGCCTGACTGGCGCGTCGGGCCTAACGAGATGACGCGCAACGAGGGCACGCAGATCGGCATGGAGCGCACGCGCGCCAAGAACCTGCTGGCCGCCAAGCGCGGCGAGATCGAGGCGCTGCGCGAGAACAAGGTGCGCGAGATGGGTCAGGCGCTGATGGGTGATCGCAACGCCGTGGTACTAGATAGGCAGTGGGCGAAGCTGGCGGAAGACCCGGCGAAGGGCGTCTACACCGACACGACGCCTAACACAGTGCCGTCGGGCGCACCGTACGAGGTGCTCAAGACCGAGGTGACCAAGGCGGCGCAGCGCGCCAAGATGGACCCCGAGGCGTACAGCGCCAACGTGTGGGAGGGAATCCGCGACACCATCCGGCGCACCAACGAGTTGTACGGCCAGAAGCATCGCGGCTCGCAGATTCCGAAGGAGTCGAAGAGCTACTCGGACACCTTCGAGGATTTGCTGCAGGAGAAGGCCGACCACATGGGGATCAGCAAGGCCGAGATGGAGAAGCGACTGCGCGCGGGAGACGCCACGCTGCTGTCGCTGATGCTAGCTACTCCGATGGGGATGGCGCTGTACAAGCAGTCGCAGGGTCAGCAGGACGAGCCTGCCGGGCCTGCTGCATGAGCGAGAAGTTCAAGCGCTTCCACGCCAGATACCCGCGCAGGAAGCGCAGTTCAGCAAGAGAGATGCCCTGCTTCGCAGCTTGAGCACGCTCGATGGTTTCGTATGGAATGAGCTTGGACATGGGTCCGTTGATATTACTACAAGTTGACACCGACAACAATCAGGAGCTTTAAAGATGCCCGACTCACTACGCGAATCACTGGAGGCCTCGTTCGATGAACACGCTCCTCCCGATACTGGCGATACTCCTGCGCCTGCTGCGCCGCCTGCACCTGCTCCGGCCCCAGCCCCCGCCCCCGGTGACGAGCCACCCGCAGGAGATGAACCCACCGCCGCAAGCAAGCAGCGCGACGAGCGCGGACGCTTCGCCCGCGAAAAATCCGATAATACGCCCGCCCCGGTAGCTAGTGGACAGCAGCAGCCGCTGCCGCTCGGCGAGCCGCCGCCGGTCGATCAGTTCGCCAAGGCACCGCAGTCGTGGAAGCCCGGCGCACGGGAAGCGTGGGCTAACATCCCTGCCGATGTGCGCGCCGAGGTGTACCGCCGCGAGCGCGAGAGCGAGCGGCTGGCATCCGAGCACGCGCAGTCGCGTCAGGTGTCTAGCTACGTGCAGCGCCTGCAGCAGCAGTTCGCACCTGCCTTGCATGCCGAGGGCGTGGATGCGTTGACGGCATCGGCCAACCTCATGCAACTAGCTAGTCGCCTGCGCTATGGTACGCCGGTCGAGAAGGCGCAACTGGCAGCGCAGATCGTGACCAACTACGGCGTCGACGTGGTGGCGCTCGCCGCCGCGCTCGACGGGCAGCAGGTCGCGGGTCAGAGAAACCCCCAACAGGCGATGACCTACCAAGACCCGCGCGTCGATCAACTGCTCGGCCAGCTTCAGCAGGCGCAGACCGAGCGGGCCACGCAGGTCCAGCAGCGCGCGGTCTCGGACGTCGAATCGTTCGGGGAAAACAAGGAATTCTTCGACGACGTGCGCGAGGACATGGGCGACCTAATGGAATTGATGGCGAAGCGCGGCGTTGACATGACTCTGGAGCAAGCGTATGAACGCGCTTGTGCGATGAACCCAGAGATCGCGAAGGTCGTCGCAGCGCGGGGAGCGGCGCGCAATGCTGGCAACGGTAACTCGTCCATCCAGCGTGCGCGTGCAGCAGCCTCCAGCGTTCGGGGAACACCTAACCAAGTGTCCACCCCGGCACCGACCGACCTTCGCGGAGCTATTGAGGCAGCCATCGAACAAGTCGGCGGTAGGTAAGAGCACCCATGTGCCCACTTCTATCGAGACAGCCCCGGCACCGGGACAAGGCCGAAGCGCGCAAGCGCTCCACGGGAAACGGTGTACACGCTCAGGCTCAATCTCGAATAGTTAGGGGCTAACATGGCATTCCCAAATGTGTCCGATATCATCGCGACGACCATCGAGTCGCGAACTCGGTCCATCGCCGACAACGTCACCAAGAACAACGCGCTGCTGATGCGGCTCGAAGAACGCGGCAAGATCAAGACGGTCAGCGGCGGATCGAAAATCTTCCAAGAACTCTCGTTCGCCGAGAACGCGAACGCGGGCTGGTACTCTGGCTACGATCTCCTGCCGGTCGCCGCGCAGGATGTCATCAGCGCCGCCGAGTACGAGTTCAAGCAGGCTGCCTGCCCGATTGCGGTCAGCGGTCTCGATCAACTGAAGAACTCAGGCCGCGAGCAGATGATCGATCTGCTCGAAGGTCGCGTCGGTGTGGGCGAAGCCACGATGGCGAACCTCGTCGCGGGTGGCTTGTACTCCGACGGCTCGGCGTCGGGCGGCAAGCAGTTAGACGGTCTCAACAAGGCCGTGGTCGTCGACCCGACGACCGGCACGTACGGTGCCATCGATCCTGTGACGTGGACCTTCTGGCGCAACAAGACGCTCGACCTGCTCCCGGCAGCAATGACGGCGGCCTTGATTCAGGGCCACTTCAACACGCTCTGGGGATCGCTCGTGCGTGGCGCGGATCGGCCCGACCTGATCATGGTCGACGCGCTGGTGTGGGCTACCTATCTTGCGAGCCTGCAGGCGCAACAGCGCTTCACGGGCACGGAGAAGGGCAAGCTCGGCTTCCCGTCGCTGCAGTACATGGATGCGGACGTGGTGCTCGACGGCGGCATCGGTGGCTTCTGCCCCGCTGGCACGGCGTTCTTCCTCAACACCAAGTACATCCACTATCGCCCGCACAAGGATCGCAACTTCGTGCCGCTCTCACCGGGCAAGCGCACGCCCGTCAATCAGGACGCCGAGGTGCAGATTCTGGCATGGGCCGGAAACCTCACCTGCTCGGGGCGTCAGTTCCAAGGCCGTCTGGACTACAACACGTAGGCCAGTAGTTAGTCGGGTGTGGCGTGATATCGCCATCTTCGGAGCAGGGCTAACTACCCTGCTCCGTTTTTTCAAAGGAGTTCGCAATGCCTGCTTCCCTCCCCGGCTCGACCCTCGCGCAGAACCAAGCCAACCCGACGCTGGGGCGGTTGGTGATCTTCGACGCGCTGTCGGGTCCGAAAGCCTCTCCGTTCGATGCCTCGAAGATCGACTACGCGACCACACCTCCTGCGGGCATCCCCGCCGGGTGGACTGCGTTGCGCGTCCCCCTCAAGGTCAACGATCCGCTCAACTTGTCTACCGGCGGCCTATCTACCGGTGTCGGCTTCGGTTCACCTCTGGTCATCGCCCCTGCTTCTCGCGATGGGGTCGACAATGCCGTCTATGGTGAGCACCTCGCCGGATTCACCGACGACTACAAGCCGGGCATCTCGACGCCCGTGCCTGCTGACGCCAGCAACAGCCGGTTCATGTACATCGGCGGCGGCAAGAGTGTCATCGCCAACGGCACCGGCCCCAACGGCAACGGCTACCCGGCAGGCTGGTACACGAGCCAGCCGCTGCCCTACGTCGCGGGCTTCGGCATCGCGGCTGCTGGTCAGGGTGGTGCGCGCGAGAGCGGCGCTGTCGGCTTCCCGATGAAGACCGTGACGGCACCGGGCGTTGTCGCCATCGGCGGCGTCGTCGAGACCGGCTACGTCAATCGCTCGGGCGTCGCGCTCGTCAACAACCAGTCGGTGGTCGGTGTCGGTACGACGGCGCTGGCGGCACCGTCGTAAGGAGTAGATAGATGGAAACACCGAAAGTGTATCAGCCCGGAGAAGGTGGTGACCCCGAGGTGCCGACCGACTTCATCGAGGACGTTCCGCCTGCCGAGGAGATCGTCGTCGAGGAAGGCTTTAAAGAAGACGATGCCGCTGATGCGGAGGCGGACGACTCGTACGCCAAGCATCGCAGCGAGAATCGGGGCGAGTAATGCTCACCGCTGGCTGCATGAAGTTAGACGCGGCTGGCCGTGTGATCATCACCGTTGATGGGGTGCCTGTCGCGTTCAACGGCGGCACCCCGATCACGGCAAGCGGCGCGATGGCAGCAGCGTCGGCCAACCCCGAGGTCTTCCTTGCCTCATTGCCCTACGTCAACAACGGCGCGATCTGCGCTCGTGCCGTGGTACCGGCTGGCTCTGGCTGGTCGGGCGGCTTCGCACGAGACTCGGCGGGTGGCCTAGCTTTCGCGACGGCTGAACCCATCGCGGGCTACATCGCCGGTATCCCGGTGACTGCCGATGGGCGCATCGCGGTGTCGCTCGAAGGGCCGCCGCCGGTCAACACCAGCGGCTTCGATAACGGATTCGATCAGACTGCATTTCACTAGTTAGGGAGCGTTCACACATGACGACTCGGTACACCGTCACCCAGTTGAAGGCGCAGGCGGACGCCGCGCTGCCTAACAACACGACGCAGCTTATCTCCCCGGCTGCCGTGCGCGATCTGGTGAAGAACATCCTGTCGAGCGTGCGCTTGTCGGTCGCGACGATGCGCCGCGACACCAACCTCGTGCTGCCGCTCTCGCCGACGCTGCAGACGATCAAGCCGTGGTCGGTCAATCCGTACGCCGATCCGCCCGAGAATGTTGCCAACCTGACTACCGGGCAGATCACCAAGCAGGTCACCTCGCTCGGCAACACGAAGGCGATGGACCGCATCACGTTCTACATCGGCGTCGCGGGCACGGCGGGCGTCGAACTGACTTTCGTCCTGTTCCGCAACGGCGTGGCGACCGACATCATCGGGCGCGTGAGCACCGACGGTGCAGGCAACGTGCGCAACGCCGCGCTCTCGGGAGTGCTGGAGCACACCGATGACTCGGTGTACGAGATCAAGGTGAGTTCCACCAACACAGCGAATTACACGTTCACGAACGGAACCTTCCGTGTCGAGGACTGTTCAGTACCGACCTAACTATAAGGATGATGACATGCGCGATATCACACTCGAAGAGATGGCCGACAACGTCAACAACCCGTCGTTCGGCGACGACTTGTTAGGCGTGGTGTTCTATTCCCGTACCGTTGAGGATGTCACCCGCTCTGCTGCGGAGGGGCATCGCGTCTTCAAGACGCGCGACTACGTCAAGATAATGACCCCCGGAGATCGGCACAACACGATAGATAGACCGGTGCAGCGCACCGGCATCCTGCCGACCGACGACATCGAGCGCTTCCCCAAGCAGTGGGCGCGCTACCAGAACAAGCAGCAGCAGCAGGAGCACGAAGGCACGCCGCTGATGCTGTGGAGCGTGATGCCCTCGCCGCTCGCCGAGGAATTGAAGTACCTGAACATCTTCACCGTCGAGCAGTTAGCCAACCTCGCCGACTCGCACGCCAGCAAAATCCGTGGCGGCCCGACGTGGAAGCAGAAGGCCGCCGAGTTCGTGAAGGCTTTAAAGGACACGGCGCTGGTCGGCAAGCTGCAGGTCGCTCTCGCCGAGCGCGACAACAAGATCGAGACGCAGGACAAGGCGATCAAGGATCAGGCCGACAAGTTAGAGCGGCTCGCCGCGCGTCTCGCCAAGCTGGAGAAGTAAATGCCACGCTTCGCAACCATCGGTGACATCGTCAACAGGACAGCGGTCAGCGTGGGGCTTGACCCTGTCGGCGATCCGTTCGCGTCCGACGATCCGGCGCTGATCCAGTTGCGCACGCTTGCGAATGAAGTGGGCGACACGCTGGTGATGACCGAGGGTGTGCAGTGGCAGCAGTTAGAGAAGTCAGCCAACTTCACCACCGCGCCGGGAGACACGGGCGTTTACGATCTGCCCGTGGACTTCGGCTACATGATCGATCAGACCGAGTGGCAGCAGGGAGCGCCGGGGGCGGCCTACCCACTGCTCGGCCCGGCATCGGCGCAGTGGTGGAGCTATCTACAAGCCTCGGCTGTCTACACGGTGACTATCTACGCATGGTTCCGCGTGCTGACCGGGCAGTTGCAACTGTGGCCGCAGCCGCCGCCCGTGGGCATTCCGATTGCCTACAAGTACACCAGCCGCTACTGGGTGCAGGACGGCGCGAGCCTTCCGCCGCTGCTGGTCTACAAGGATCAGGTGCAGGCACAGGCCGACATCGTGCTCTTCGAGCCGATCCTGTTCATCAAGGCTTTAAAGCAAGCCTTCCTCACCGCTAAAGGGTTCGACACCACCAAGGTCGACGCCGAGTTCCTCGCCGCGATGTCGGGAGTCGGTGGGCGCGACAAGCCCTCTCCGGTGCTGTCGCTCAACGGGCCGCGCGCGTTCTCGCCGCGCCTGCTCGACAGTGTCATCAACGTGCCCGAGACCGGGATAGGTAGTTAGTGCTGCAAGCAGGCAAAAAGTTCGCGCAGCTTGCGATGGGCAAGCGCAAACCGCAGCAGCAGAACACGCAGCCGGTGCTTTATCCTGCGACGCAGGGCGGCATCAATGCGGTCGATGCGGCGGGCGCGGTGCCGCCGACCGATGCGCTGCTGCTGGTGAACATGATCCCCGCCGAGAAGGGCGTGCGGGTCAGGAAGGGCTGGATCGAGCACTGCATCAAGATCCCGCTCGGCGATGGGGTCAAGACCCTCGTGCCGTTCACGCACCAGTTGGTCGATGCGCCGGTAGATAGACTCTTCGGCGTGACGAGTGATGGCATCTATGACGTGACCACGCCGAGCGTCGCTCCTGTCAAGGTGCTCGACTTCCCGGTGAAGTCGGGCGAGGCGGGCTGGGCGCAGTGGACTAACTTCACCACCATCGCCGGGCAGTTCATCCTGCTGACCGACAAGGCGAATGGCTACTACGTGTACACGGCCTCGACCAACACATGGGCGGCGGGCACGGTGACCGGCGTCTCGGCGTTGTTGTTAGTCTTCGTGCTGATCTGGAAGAACCGCGTGTGGTTCATCGAGAAGGACACCGGCACCGCGTGGTATCTGCCCGTCGGGCAGATCACTGGCGTGGTCACGCCGTTCCTGTTCGGCACCAAGTTCAAGTACGGCGGCTACCTCAAGTCGCTGTGGAACTGGACACTCGACGGCGGCGAGGGGGTCGACGACTATCTAGCCGCGATCTCCAGCGGTGGCGACATGGTGGTCTACAAGGGCACCGACCCCGACACGGCGACGGCGGGCAACTCGTTCGCTCTCAGCGGGCTGTGGAACATCGGCAAGCCGATGCAGGGTCGGCGGCAGGGCGCGAACATGGGTGGCGAACTACTCATCGCGACAGCTTTCGGAATCATACAGGCCTCGAAGCTCATCGCCGGACAGCCGGTGACGGACGAGGCCGTGTCGATGAGCTACAAGATCAACCCTGCGGTCAATCAGGTCACCGACCGCATGGCGGACTTCTACGGCTGGGAGCCGGTGTTCATCCCGAAAGAGCAGTTGTTGATGTTCATCACGCCGAAGGAAGTCGGCCAGCCCTATCTACAGTTCGTGTTCAACACCTCGACCCATGCGTGGTGCGTGTTCGCCGATCTGCCGGTGAAGACCGGCGTGATGTGGAAGAACAAGTTCTACTTCGGCACCGACGACAACCGGGTAGCTAGTTACGATGGCTTCCTCGACAAGGTGTTCCTCGATCCTGTGACCGACGGCACCTTCGAGCCTATCCAGTGGGAGTCGCTCACCGGCTTCCAGTCGTTGGGCCAGCCCGCGATCCACAAGCGCGTGCAGTTCATCCGTCCGATGTTCATCGGCGCGTCCTCGCCTGTGTACAAGATCGTCGCCAAGTACGACTTCGATCTGACGCCGCCCGCAGGCTCGCCGGTCTTCCCGCCGACGACAGGCGGCATCTGGGGCATCGGCATTTGGGACTTCTCGACGTGGGGCGGCGGCTACTTCACCACCAAGTCGATCAAGGGCGGCAGCGGCATGGGCCGCTACGTGGCCCTCTACATGCGCGGGCGCTCCTCGACGGAACTCGTGCACGTCGGCACCGACGTGATGTTCGACTCGGGCGGCATGTTATGAAGCCGACTATCTACTTTCGCCCGATCAACTGCGAAGCTGACATTCGCACGTTCATCACGAAGACTAGCTACTTTCCCGGCACGCAATTCGGCGGCATCGTGGCGTACATGCTGCGCGACGGTCGTGAGGAAGGCATGGGCATGGTGGGTTTCGATGCTTGGGCACCGCGCAGCGTGATGGCGCACTGGTATATCCGCTTCCCTCGCTGCATCGAGCCGCTCTGGGCCGAGGCGGTGAAGTACATCGCGCTCACCGGGCGCAAGTCGATTCTGGGCAGCACGCCTAGCAACAATGACAAAGCCCTTCGTTCCATCCGGCATCTGGGGTGGGAGCATCTCTACACCATCAAGGATGGCTGGGACGAAGGTGTTGATCTCGTAATCTCGGAGTACAAAATTCATGGGCAATCAGAAGTTGGCACCCTCGCCTTACGGCGGGAGCGGGCCGCCTAACCAGTCGATGCAGCCGCTGCAGCCGCGTCCGCCGATGGGTGGACCGCAGGCTGGGATACAACCGCCCGCAGGCATGCAGCCCGGTGGACCTCCTCCGGGCATGGGTGCGCCGCCGATGGGTGCGCCGCAAGGCATGGGGCCGCGTCCGGGCATGGGTCCGCCTCCCGGCATGCCGCAGGGTCCGCCTCCGGGCATGGGTCCGCCGCAGGGCATGCCGCCGCAGGCGATGTCTGCGCCCAAGATGGCCCCGCAGCAGATGCAGCAGATGGCCCAAGCGCAGGCGCTGCGCGCTGGCCCCGGTCGTCGCTAGTTAGGTGAGCCATGAGCAAGTCAACCCCCAAGGCACCTGACTACGCAGCCGCTGCGAAAGAGCAGGCACAGTCGTCCAAGGAAGTGACGGAGCAGCAGACGTGGGCGAACCGTCCTGATCAGGTCACGCCGTGGGGCACGGAGTCGTGGTCTAACGAGATGGTCTGGGACCCGGCGACGCAGCAGAACATCAACAAGTGGACGCAGAACACCACGCTCAACGCGCAGTCACAGCAGGCGCTCGATGCGCAGTTGGCGGTGCAGAACCAGCGCAGTCAGTTGGCGCTCGGCGCGGGCGACCGGCTCGGGGCCGAGTACGGCCAGCAGTTCGACTGGGGGCAGTTCGGGCAGATGGCGCAGAATCCCAACGCGCCTATCTACCAGCAGCCCGGCGCGATGGTCGGTCCCGCGCAGGGTCCGCAGTACGGCACGCAGGGTTTGAATGCGTACGGACAGGCTCCGACCCAAGGCCAGTACAGCGCGGAGAACATCCAGCGTGGACTCGACACCTCGGGGCTGCAGCAGTTAGACCCGTCGCAGCGCTACAACCAGCAGGCGGGAGATGCCGTCTACAACCAGTGGGCGAGTCGCGCGCAGCCCGCGCAGGCACAGGCGACCAACCAGCTTCGCACGCAGTTGTACAACCAAGGTCTGAAGGAAGGCGACGCGGCGTACGACAACGAGATGGCGAAGCTGCGCATGACGCAGGGCGACGCGCAGCAGCAGGCCGCATTCCAAGCGACGCAGATGGCAGGCTCTGAAGCCAGCCGCATGTACGGCATGGATCAATCTACCCGCCAACAGCAGTTCGGCGAGATTCAGGCGGGCGGCAACTTCGCGAACCAAGCCGCACAGCAGTCGCTGCAGCAGCAGTTAGGTCTCGGCGGGCAGCGCTACGAGGAGTCGCTCGGCGCT